GAACGGCCTTGAGCCGCGAAGCTACCCGAGGCAGTAGCCGCGCAAGACTGCCACCAGGTACTGGTGGTTCCATTAATGCCGCCAACCGTTCCAGAGGTCGCCACAATCGAATTCAAAGATTCGATATGTTTGGACTGCACGGGAGCCGTCGCGAACATATCCTGTTCCAAAAGAAGCGCGAGCGATTCTTCCGCTTGCATTTTTTTGGCTTCAAGAATATCTTCGAGTTTGGAATCGCCAGCATTGGCCACACGTTCAGTAAAGCCATCCACCGTGATTGTGGCTGCGTATTGCGCCCAAGCCCAAAGATCTCGCGTTAATCCGTCCTGGGGCGTGGTATCCAACGTGTCATACCGTTGATAGGCCAACGCCGTCGTATTCTTCGCATACATCTCGGCGTGCGAAAGAGCCGCGCCGCCCTTTTTGCGCATCTTTCCTTCACCCTTGCCTTCGTACAGCCATTTAAAAACCGGGTTCGATTTGAAAACGTTGTCTCGAATGCCAGGAATCATGTTCACCAAACTCGTTGTTAAGAGTTCGTCTACATTCCCCGGGCCATAATTTTGCTGTAGTGGAGCTGCCATAGTAATGTCCTCCTAGATTTCAATCATCACGCGGAACGCGGATGCCCTTCTTCGCTAGTTCCATCGCATCACGCACGGACATTTTTTTAGGATCAGGACCCGTATAAGCGCCCTTGGCGGCATTTGTCGGCGGGTTCGTAGAAGACGCAACTTTTTTCTGAATGGTCTGGAGAGCCTCGGCGCGTCCCTTTTCATAGTATTTTTGGGAGACTTGCTTTGCCCATCCATAGGCTTCATTGAGCTTTGAAATGTAATCCTTTTGGGACTTTCCTTCTGGAGGATTGACGTTCAAATAACCCGTAATTAGTTGATCTTCATCGAGTGAGTAAAAGTCTGGGCGAACGGCTTTCCCATCCGGCCCTACTTCCGTCGCAAAAGATTCGATAGTGTCAGCAGCATCTTTAACCGAAAGCTGCTGCTCTAATTTCTCGATTTGTTTTTGCGATTTCTCGCTTCGATCTTGAACCACACGTTCTAAGAGAGAAAGAAATTCATCTTTGGAGTTGAACGCTTTCGTAAACTCCTCGTCTGAAATCTTTTCGCCTAGCTTCTTTTCGACTTCTGCCTTCTGTTCCTTAATTTCGGCTTTCTGCGCTTTATTGAGTCCGCTCCACCAATCGTTGAAGTCTGATCGAGAGGAAACTTTGTCAAACGCTTCTGCCTTTTTCCGTAGTTCTGCGACGGGCTGCGTTTTCTTCGTGTAGTCTGCTTGCATGTTTTTGTAAACAGCTTGCAGTTCAGGAGGTAGAGTTTTAGGGTCTATGCTGCTAAAGCTTTCCTCTGCGGGTGCGCTCTCTCCCTGATGGGTCGCTTGTCCGCTTTGGCTTTCGAGAGTTCCATTGCCAGAAGTATCCGATTGTCCGCTTGCAGCGGGTTCGGCTACGGCTGTCGCTGAATTGTTCTCTACGTCTTGACCATCTGCCATATTGTTTTCTCCTTAAGAGGCTTGGGATTCTTGCGTCTTTTCGTTCTCGGAATCCGAGTCTGGCTTAATCGATGCCACGTGCATAACCGCATGGCCATCTGCGCTTTGCGAATGGATGCGTCCCTTCAAATTCACAGAAATTTGTTCTCCGATTTTGCGCCCCGGCAAACCCGGGATTTCATGGTGGTGAATCGTGAGCTGCCGAGAAGGGGCCAGCGAATGCAACGAATCGGACTGCGGTTTTGCTTTCGCTTTAAGCGCCTGCATGAGCGGATGGGTTTCGTTTTTCATCAGGACCTCTCTTTGTATCGCTTCACTAAATCGCGGATGACGGGGCGATCTTTATCGAATTGTTTCCGCCGATAATCACGGCTTCCTTCAATCCACCCTTTTTGCCCGAGCTTTTGGCTCCCAAGTTCGGTGACGCCCATTTCTTTCATCACACGGGCTTTCTGGCTCTTGCTGGTGAATTCGCATTGAAGCGATTCCGAGTAATAGGGTCTGCCATTCCAAAAAACATCATGGACCGGGGCATCACTGGACGAGAGATTCCCGCATCGGTCGCAGGTTTCTTGGTATCCCGCCTTGTCGTCGTACCATCCATGAATCTGGTAGGCCTCTTGGTTCTTGCAACCATGACAGGTCATGCTCATTTGGTTAGGCTCGCATCTGGATGAATATCGCCGGAAGCTTTACCTAGCGCATTGGCCGTCTTAATAATCGTGTCGGCGTTAATTTGTTGTGATTGCGCTTGACGCTTCGCAGTTTCGGATTCTGTTTTCGCCATCGTGGCCTCCTGCGCCATCGCCTGGCCCTGCTGAACCTGCGCCTGAGATTGCAACTGTTCGTCAAAGGCTTTCGACAGGCCCTTAATCTCGTAATCTTTCAGCAACTCTTTGACGATTTCTCCGATAAACGGAGGAATAGATGGCGCGGAAGCAAGAGGGATTGACATCTGATAGACGGAATTCAGAATCTTGTCGCGAGATCCTTTATCGAGCGGCAGCGTCGACCCAGCCTTAATCGATACGTCAAAATCCCCCGAGATGTTGCTTTTGTCAAACTTAATGGTTTGAGATGCGGCGTCATAAATCCCCTGCTGCTGGAAGGCCTGAATAATTTCAGGCGGTTCTTGACCCGTAATTTTGGCGATATAGGGGACATCGAAATTGTTTTTCATCTGCATGACGAGATGGCGGGCAATGTTGGCGCAATGATTCTCGATCCGGTCTTGCTTTCGATCCGTGCGGGCATCAGCCCCGCCTTTGATCAATTGCAATTCGCCCTCTGTTCGGGTGGATGTCTTCGTCACGCCGCCCTGCATAAATTGGGATTGTCCCCGGATACGGTCAATCAGAGCGTCTAGACGATCCACCAGCATAAAGAAATCGGGAGGCATGGAGCCCCAATCGAGCATCTTCGTCGCTGCGTTTAAGTCCCCGGTCGTTGTGGCTGTCAAAATAGAGCCTTCGATGCCCTTTTCGAACTTGTCCATTTCCTGCAAGCCCATCGTGCCCTTCTTCATCAGCATTTGCCGATTCCAGCGTTTGGCAAAGTTGAGCATCATGGTAAAGAGCTTGATCTTTTCTTTGACTTGCGGTTCCCAAGGCGATACATCGGATTGGGGATACGGTTCATCGGGAATGTTATGGAAAGACAGCATCTGGAACGGGAACTCATCTAGCCATTCAGGCCACGCGCGAGGATCTTCTAAGAATTTGTTGTTCACTTCATCGGCAATCGTGTAAATCATCCGTTCATGGGCATCCCAAATTTCATAGATGGCCGTATAGTTGAAATCCTCTTTGTAGAGGATGTTTTTCATGTACTTGATGTCGATAGACGGATAGGACGATCCTGTGAGGCGTTTTCCCACTTTCGGGTAATCTTCCCGAACGTCATCGGTGGGCCGATAGATCCGCTGCGCAAGCCAGATATTGTCTTTGGGCGGGTTCTTACATCCCACGTTCATATACATGTCGCGCCACGAAACGCGATTGGCATAAATAGAATCTTCAACGATCTTTAAAAGATCCCCAGATCCTGACGTTTTTGTGCTATTTCCGACTTTGTTCCACGCATGGCCGACAAAAAGCGCGTCCGTAATTTCGAGTTCAGCGTCAGCCTTTAGCTTTAGTTCCTTCCATAGGTGGTTGACGCCTGCCTCCAGGATGTAAGAGCTAAGGATTGTGGCGTCTTTCTTCGCGTTGATAGCGATATACGGGTCCTTGTAATAGAGATTGGCGAGGGAAGCGTCTTTATAGGCGAACATCTCGTTGATCGGAGGAACCTGAATATTGCCAAGCGTTACGTCGTATTTCCCCTTAATCTCGTCTAAAAGGTTTTCCCAATTGTTCTCCGAGGACACCTGATCCCGCCATCGCTTCGAGACGGAAATGCGGTCATGGAGCTTTTGAACCTGCTGCGATTCCTTCAGGTTTGAGAACTTACCCATTGGCTACCTCGTTAAAGAAATCTCTATAGGGTTGGTTATGTCGACGGGCGTCTTGGAAGGCTGCTTCCCATGATCCAGCGGGAATATCACTTGCGCCCTGCGAGTCCCCCGGAACTAACAAATCAAGCTGGGACGCTAACGCATCAATCTCGTCGTCGTTCTTTCCCTTGGGAAACTGCAACAGTTCGGTTTCTAGGCTTTTCATCCACGGCGCATGAAATACAAGGCCGTCACGATAAAAAGGCTCCAAAGCTTTAATTCGGAACTCTTTGGATTCATTGGTATTTCGCCTCAGTTCCGTAATGGGAAAGAAGACGCCACGTTCGCGCATCTTCTCTTCAAGCCAGGACTTTAACGCCTTCTGATACGCCACGGTTTCAAGGCCTACGACCGAGGGATTCCACTTCTGAAACATCGAAAAAATATTGTCGATAGACTCCGCCACTTTCCAATGACCTTTGAGAGTGTCTAGGACATAAATCCTGTAGTTCTCATCCATCCCCGCCAC